TTGCTATTTAAAATAGTTACATCATGACTTAGCGTTGATAACGCATTCATTAAATATACCACACAAGTAAACAATATTGGTATAACTGCTAATACTATTTTTTGTCCTAAATCGCCCATTTTTTAACTTTTAATATTAAATAATTTAATGGAATTATTGCACATATTACACAAAATGCAATAAATAAAAAACAATACATCAATGGTATTGCTAATAAATTAAAAAATAATGAAATACAAAAATATAAAAATGATAAAGTGTGTTGCATAAGTTATTGCTTTTGAAACATTAACATTCCATTTATGTGCTATACAAATAATAGCATCATCACTTTTAAATAAAAGTAAGGTTAAAAAATTAGCAAAAGCCTGTATTGAAATTATATATATTTCAAATCCACGATGAATATAAGAATATAATCCAACTAAAAAGAACCAAACAAATTTTATTTTTTCTTTAAATTTATCCATATATATCTCCCCAAGTGTCACCCGATTCATAATCAACTTTATTTGGGACAGCTAATGTAACAGCATTTTCCATAATGTCTATAATTTTTTTAGCTTGATTATCATCACTAACAGATATGTCTAATTCATCATGTATTTGAATATGAGGTATAATCCCTTCATTATATAAATCTAACATTGCTTTCTTTGTCATGTCAGCAGCAGATCCTTGTATTAATTTATTTAATGCTTTGTAAGTAAAAGCTCTTCTTATTCTTCCTCTACCATAAGTTGCTTCTGCTTCTTCTAATGTCATTGGTGTGTGCATACCAAATGTTGCAGGTTCCCATTTATTAAATCTACAACGACGACCAAGTAAAGTTCCAATTGATCCAGCTGTTTGAGCATGTTGAGAAGTTTTATTCATAAGTTCTTTTACAAAAGGAACGTTTTGATGATATTGATTAAATAAATTTTCTGCTTCTTGTTTTGTAGATAAACCAAGTTCTGCTTGTAACTTTGCTTTACCCATTCCATAGAATAAACCTAAATTAATAGTTTTAGCTTGAGATCTAGATATACCTGCCATATCAGCAACCGTTTGGTGAAAGTCTACAGCATTATTTTTAAATTCATCTACTATTTTTGTAACAGATTCATCAAAACAAATTGGTTCAGTTGTAGCTGCATAATGTACAACAAGTCTTGGTTCTTGCTGTGAATAATCAAAGCAACCCCACTTATGATTAACTTCAGGTATAAATAAACTTCTAATCATTGGTCCTAGTTCCTTGTTCCTCGCTGGGATCTGCTGGAGATTAGGATTAGCGTACGAGAATCTACCTGTAACAGTTCCACCTTGATCTGATTTAATAGGATTGATGTCAGCATGAATACGACCCTTGTGTTCAAATTTTAAAATTGTATCTATAAAAGTTGTATGAGCTTTGTTTATTTCTCTTGCTTTTGCAATCATTTGGACTATAGGGTGTTTGTGCTCCGATAAAAAATTCTTTGTAAAGGAAGGTGCGTGTGATTTCTCAGTTATTTCGTAAGGTAGCTTTAATTTATCAAAAACTGTGGCAATTGATCTTGCAGCCCAAATTTGTGTCTCTATCCCTGTTTCTGCTTTTACTTTTCTTAGCAACTCTTGTTCTTGGGATGTTAATGTTTTCTTTAGCTCTTTTGCTCTTTCTACGTCAACTCGGACTCCTTTAAATTTCATATCTAAAAGACAAGGAAATAGCTGTGTTTCTAGATCAAATACTTCTTGTAATTTTTGTTTACCTATCTCTCTGGATAATACTTTAAATAATTCTAATGTTAATGAAGCATCTTTCTCAGCATAAGTTCCAACATACATTGCAGGAAGTTTATACATTTCAGCTTTAGCATCTATTCCCCAGGATGCTGCAGCTTCGTTCAATGATTTTTCATCCTTAGTTTCTCCTAAATAATCAAAAGATATACTATTTAATGAATACCATAATCTATTTTCATCAATTAAAGATGCCATAACCATTGTATCAATAATAACACCATTAATTTGTATACCATATGCTCTTAACCAACATACGTCATACATTGCATTGTGAAATATTTTTACATTATCCGAAGCACAAACTTCTTTTATCCAACTTAAAACTTTTTCTTTTTCTAAATTTCCACCACCTTCGTGGGCTATCGGATAATATGCAGACCATCCATCAACTGCTACAGCAATACCTACAATCTCTCCATTACCTATAATTGCACCAGATCCTCTTGATTTAAGATCAGGATCTTTTGTTTCTAAGTCAATTGCTATATACTTGTATCCTTTTAAATCAGGAAAATTTTCAGGACAAATCCATTCTTTTTGTGCCTCAAACATCATTCTTGGTAATCTCTTTCTATTATCATTTCTAAATAATGTATTGCTTTTAAAATATCTTGTTTTTTACCTTTGTCTTGATGCCTGCAGATATACTTAATTGCATTACCTTCTGCAAACAGTATCTTATTATCATTGATAAATCTAGAAGGCTGTATTTTATATTTTTTATAATGAGCTCCTCCTACTTGTCTAAAAAATGTTTTGTTACTCATACTATTGGTTCTCCTGGTTTATAGTTTTCATAATCATCTTCACTAGGTTCGATGATATATAAGTTTTCTTTTGCTCTTGTTACACCCACAAAAAATAATCTGTGTTCTGGATCAGCATTGTTTAATGCTGAGTCATGTATGATCTTTTCTAGACCAGTAAATAAAACAACATTTTCACATTCTTCACCTTTTACACCATGTATTGTGGATACTTTAATTCTAGCCGGCTTCATTAAATCATCACCGTTTTCTAATAATGACTTAATATAATTTTTTGTATCTTCTTTAAAATTTAATTGTTCCCAGCTTCCCGTCACTAGAAGCCCATGATTAAGCATTAAATCATCTATATCTACAAAATCTACAGTATCTAACGATTTTCCGCTAGAACAACCATATTTTACATGTTTCATATTGCAATTTAAAACTTTATAAACAGATTTTGCTTCTTCAGCTCCCACCGTTGCACCTTTATTTAATCTGGTCCATACTTGATATGCTTGTAATAATTCTGCAGATAATAAAAAATTTGTTTTACTTTCAAATCTTAAATTTAAAGATGTTAAGTGAGCTTTAATTGGATTTAACATTTTGTTAGTTCTTGCAATAATCATCCATTCACCTTTGTTAAAATCAATATTATCTAATGAATGATTTTCAAAAACCTTTCCTTCTGCATCTCTTGGAAGCCAACCTTTAATTAATCTATGCTCTACATGTTGTAGAATATCTAATGCTTTTCTATGTATAGCTCTTGGACATCTTCTTGATTCAACTCTAGGATCTAATTCTCCTTTTAAATTTATAAATATATTAGGATCAGCACCTTGAAACGTATATATCGTTTGATCGTCATCCCCTGCAATATAAGATCGTTCACATCTTGATTCGATGTAATTAAACATATCCCATTGCAGAGGATTCAGATCCTGTGCTTCATCCAAAAAGACAACGTCGAGTGGAGGACATTTATCTTTTTCAATGAACTGTTTTATCATATCGGAATACTCAATCATTCCGGTATCTCTTTTATAAGATTTTAAATCAGCTTCTATTTGAGCTGTTAACCATACATCTACTTTATATTCTAATCCCAGTTCTATGGCTGCAGTATCAATATCTATTTTTCTTGATCTTGAATATTCAATAATCTTCATATGATCATTTTTATATCTCAGTGTTTCTGTGTAAGGATCTTCTTCTGTTTCAAAAGACAAATCATTACATATTTGTGAAAAATTTTTAAATGCATTCCATTTTTCATCTTTTAATAATTGTATATTTGTATCTATATTTAATTGTCTTGTTCCAAGAGAGTGCATTGTACAAATATATGGAAATTCTTTTACCATTGGATAAGTTGATAATATTCTTTTTTTAGCTTCATCAGCTGCTGCGTTACTAAATGTAAGATAAGCAATTTTATCCGATGAAATTTTATTTTCATTTAATTCTTTATTTAAATAATTATTAATCAAATGATGTGTTTTCCCTGTTCCAGGAGGACCCGGTATAATTATTCGTTTCATTTAAATGGTGCATCCTTTAATTTAGAATCTCTTATAATTGGTTTATCTAAATCTATTGTAGGCATTTTCCAAACCCTAACTGTTTTACCATCTATTTTAGGATGATGTTCAATTGCTTTAAATATATCCTCTAACATTTTTTGTGTTTTATTTTTTGCAAGAGTAAAATGTTTATGTCTTCCAAGATATTGTTGTAATGCTTGATTTTTAAAATAAGTAAACCCATCTTCTGTAAAAGGTTTATTTAATTTAACATCTTTCATTTCTTTTCCAGGAGCTTTATTTATAAAATCAGCTAATAATTCTTTAAATTGATAATCAATTTTAGTTGTTTCAGGAGCGGGTAATACTTCATAAGTATCTTTATTACCCATGATTTTGTTTAATATTTTTCTCCAAACAATTTTTCCCATTGGAAGTAATACTTGATGTAATTGATCCATTGCCTCTATTGAAAATTTTTCAAAGTCATGAAGAGTTGTTTTATCTACCTCAACTTGTTTACCA